AATGAAGCTTTTAATAACTTTGATGAGTATATCAAAGAGCTTTCGGCAATACACGAGAAATTCAAGGCGGAGAGAAAAAAGGAGGTAACACCTAATGTCGAACATGTTGATAACGGAAGCACAGTACGACAGTCTGACACCGATAGGCAGGGAGATCCACAAGTATTGGAAGGACTTCAAGCCGAAGATGTACAAGGAGATGTACGAGGAGGGGACTCTGTGGGAGACTCTGTCGAGCGAGGACAAGAGACTCGACGAGATGATGTGCGCGATGGTAGCGGAGCAGGGACTCGCAGTAGATCAGGCGTGGGAGATAGTCAGAGCGGAGATATACGACGAAATGATGAGCTGACTCCCGAGGCTGCTGAAAAGCTTCACGAAGAAGTAACAGAGCAGATCGCGCAACAGTCTACCGAACTTCCGAAGGGCAAAAACTTTGTGATTGGCGATTCTCTTGACCTTCCTAATGGAGAAAAGGCAAGATACAAGGCTAATATTGAGGCTATAAGACTTGTAAAGCAGCTTGAAGCTGAGGGCAGATATGCAACCGAGGCTGAGCAGGCTATACTCTCCAAGTATGTAGGTTGGGGCGGTCTTGCAAATGCCTTTGACGAGAGAAAGACCGATTGGAGCCGAGAGTTTAAGGAGCTTAGCGAGCTTCTTACCAAGGAAGAGTACGAGCTTGCAAGAGGATCTACCCTTAATGCTCACTACACAGATATATCGGTTATCAAGGCTATGTATGACGGACTCCGTCGGCTTGGCTTTGACGGTGGTCGTATGATGGAGCCTTCTTCGGGTGTTGGTAACTTTGTAGGCGCTATGCCTGCCGACATGAGCGCAAAGGTAAAGAGTTGGACTATGGTAGAGCTTGACAGCATTACAGGTCTTATCGCAAAATACCTTTATCCTAACGCAGACGTAAGAATACAAGGCTTTGAGAAAGCCAACATTCCTAACAATTATATGGACGTTATAATCAGTAACGTTCCCTTTGGTAATTATCCTATTACCGACAAGGCATATCCCAAAAAGGTAACAAGCGCAATTCACAATTACTTCTTTGCAAAGTCGCTTGATAAGGTTCGTCCCGGTGGTATCGTGATGTTTATCACATCCTCCTATACTATGAACAGCAAGGACGAGACTGTAAGAAGATATATTATGCAGAGAGCAGACCTTCTCGGAGCGATCAGACTTCCCGACACCGCTTTCAAGGGTAATGCAGGAACCGAGGTAGTAACCGATATTCTTATCCTCAAAAAGAGAGCTGCCAATACTACTTATGCAGGCGAGGACTTCCTCGCAGCGCCTTACAAGTACATAAGCGGATACAGCGGAGCATATATCAACGGATATTTTGATGCTCACCCCGAAATGGTACTCGGAACTGCAACTATGGACGGAAGTATGTATAGAGGAAACAATCTCACATACAAAGCTCTTGAAGGAAAGGGCAGCCTTGCAGACCAAATCCGTGAAGCCTTTAAGTCTATTAAGGGTAAAATGGATTATCCTGTGCAGCTTTCTCCCGAAAAGACCAATTTTGCGGTAGAGAGAGCAGACAAGAAAACCAAAGCTGACGGCTATGTATCGAAGAACGGAAAGATATATCAGAACAAGGACGGAGAACTTGTAGAGCAAAACGTCAATGCAAAAGTAGCAGAGCGCATCAAGGGTATGCTTGATATCAGAGATGCTGCAAAAGCACTTATGAACGCTCAGCAGCAGGGACAGAGTGAAGCCGCGATCAAGAAAGCGAGAGCAAACCTCAACAAGCTGTATGATGCCTTTGTAAAGAAAAACGGATTCCTTAATGCTCCTTCCAACAAGAGCGCATTTGCAGCAGATCCTGACAGATACTCATTGTTTGCTCTTGAAAATTGGAACCCCGACAAGAAGACCGCAACCAAGTCAGATATATTCTCCAAGAATACAATAGCTCCGAACCGTACTGTTACTTCTGCGAAAGACATATCAGAGGGACTTATCGTATCGGTCAACCAAACGGGCGGCGTTGATGTTTCTCTTATTGCAAAGCTGACGGGCAAGACCGAGGCAGATGTAAGCCGCGAGCTGATTGACTCAAGGCAGGTTTTCAAGAACAGAAACGGCGTACTTGAAACGGCAGAGACTTATCTTTCGGGTAATGTTCGCGCAAAGCTGCGTGATGCTGAGGCGCTCGTGCCTATGGACAGCGACTATCAGAAGAACGTTGAAGCGCTCAAGGCGGTTATTCCCGAGGACGTGGGATATCAGGATATATTCGTAAACCCCGGTACTCCTTGGATACCTTCAAGTGTATATTCCGACTTTGCCGCTTATATGCTCGGAACAAGTAATTCCGAGTGGCGACAGAACGTTGACGTTACAAGAAATCCCGAGACGGGCAACTTTACCGTAGAGCTTAAGAATTCTTACTTAAAGCATAATGCTCAGAATACACAGAAGTGGGGAACTCCTCGCAGATCATTCCTTGACCTATTCGATGCTATGCTTAACTCAAGGAGCGTAGTTGTTAAAGATAAGCTTGAAGATGGCACATCGGTAATCAATAAAGATGCCACTGCAGCAGCTAACGAGAAGATAGATAATATTACAAAAGAATTCCAAGAGTGGTTATGGAGAGACGAGACAAGACGTACAGATCTTGCAACGCTCTATAACGAGACATTCAATTCAATAGTAACTCCTAAGTATAACGGTGATAACCTGACTGTAAACGGCGCAAACGCTATGAAGCCTCTCCGTCCTCATCAGAGAAACGCAGTACAGCGTGTTATATCTTCGGGCGGTAATACACTTCTCGCTCACAAGGTTGGCGCAGGTAAGACCTATGAAATGGCGGCTGCGGCAATGAAGCTTAAGGAGCTTGGACTTGTCAAAAAGCCTTTGTTCGCTGTTCCTAAGCCTCTTGTAGCACAGTGGGGAACAGAATTTATTGACTTTTTCCCGACCGCAAAGCTTCTTGTGGCTGAAGCTTCTGATTTTACAGCGGCTAACCGTAAGATATTCATGAATCGTATTGCCAATGGTGATTATGATGCGGTTATCGTTTCCTATGAGCAGTTTGAAAAGCTCCCCGTATCCGATGATTTTACAAGAGAGCTTTATCAGGAGCAGATCAACAGCGTTATTGCGGCACTCGAGGAAGCAAAAGCCGAGAAGGGTGCAAAAGCTATGTCTGTCAAGGACCTCGAAAAGAGGCGCAAATCCTTGCAGGCTAAGATAGACAAGCTGACAGACAAGGCAAAGGACGAGGATAATATTGATTTTGAACAGCTTGGAGTTGACTCGCTATTTGTTGACGAGGCTCATAGCTTCAAAAATCTGTTTTACACTTCCTCAATGACAAATGTCTCCGGACTTGGAAGACAAGAGGGTTCCAAAAGAGCGTTTGACCTTTATACAAAGGTACGCTATCTACAAAAGCTGAACGGTGGTAAAGGAATTGTATTTGCTACTGCGACACCCGTTATGAACTCTATGTCGGAAATGTATATAATGCAGAAATACCTGCAGCCTGATCTCCTTGAGCAGCTTGGACTTTCCACCTTCGATGCGTGGGCAAAGCAGTTTGGAGAGGTCGTAAACGGCGTAGAAATCAAACCGAGTGGACAAGGATATCGAGTAAAGCAAAGTTTCTCAAGATTCAAAAATATGAGTGAGCTTCAGCTTTTGTTCCGCAACTTCGCTGACGTTCTGACCGATATCCCCGGACTCAAAATTCCGACAATGAAGGGCGGCAAGGTGAATGTCGTAGTATGTGAACCGGGACAATTCCAAAAGGATTATATGAAGGAACTCGAAAAGAGAGCCGACAATATAAAGAATGTTGATCCTACCGTAGATAATATGCTGAAAATCACCTCTGACGGAAGAAAGATATCCTATACTCAGCGTATGATAGATCCGTCGCTTCCTTACGAGGAAGGATGTAAAATTTATCGCTGCGCCGACAATGTGGTAAAAGCCTACAATGAAAGCAAGGATATTAAGGGAACACAGCTTATCTTCTGCGACATGGCAACGCCGAAGGGTAAGAGCAAGACGGAAACCACCGAGACGGATGATGATACTTCAATGGATATGGAGAGCGCAAGGCTCTATGACGACTTAAAGGCTCGCCTTATTCAGAACGGCATCCCTGCAAAGGAAATTGCTTTTATTCACGAAGCAGACACCGACCAAAAGAAAAAGAAGCTTTTCGCTGATGTGAATGACGGTAAGGTTAGAGTCCTGATAGGTTCTACGGGTAAAATGGGCGTTGGTATGAACGCGCAGAAGCGTATTGTAGCCATCCACCACCTTGATGCACCTTGGAGACCGGGAGACGTGGAACAGAGAAACGGACGTGCTTTCCGTCAGGGTAACATCAACGATGAAGTGGAAAACTTCACCTACGTTACCGAGGGAAGCTTTGATGCACGTCTTTGGGATATCCTTGAGAGAAAGCAGAACTTCATCAATCAGGTAATGAACGGAGAGAGCGTTGGACGTGAGACCGAGGACACGGGAGAGGTAACACTTTCCGCAGCCGAGGTTAAGGCGCTTGCTTCGGGAAGTCCGCTTATTATGGAGCAGGTACAGCTTGACACCGATATTAAAAAGCTTGAGTCTCTTTACAGAGCGCACCGATCTTCCGTGAGATCGGCAAGAGAAAGACTTGAGAGGGACAAAGGCGATATTGAAGTCCTCGAGAGAAGAATCGAAAAAGGTAAAGCGGATGTTTCGTCTATCAAGGATACATATTCCGAGGGTAGATTCCATATAACCGTTGGAAAGCAGACCTATACCGAGAAAAAGGATGCAGGCGCGGCTCTTATGGTAGAAGCAACAGCTAAAGCTGTTGATACGGGATATACCACTATCGGAAGCTTTGCAGGCTTCAATGTTCGAGTAGTAAAAACACACGAAGGTATCAAGGGATTGATAAGCGGCAAGCAAGGCTATTCCTTCAATACATATCCGAACAACACCACGTTTATGATAAATCACATGATCTCGGTTGTGGAAGGAATATCCGAGAAGGTGAGCGCGTGGGAGACACAGCTCTCTGACACCCAAAAGGATATAGTAGAGCAGGAGAAGCTCATTGCGGAGCCTTTTGCAAAGCAAGCTGAGCTTGACGAGAAGCGCAAGCGTTATGACGAGGTTATGGCGATACTCAATCCGAAAGAGGAGCAGTCTCTTGACTCTGTGGCGGAAGATACCGTTCAGGAGCAGAGTAGAGAGTATTTAGGCGAGGGTGAGCAGGAACAGCAGCGCACCGACACTCTGACAGACCGCGAAGTGCTTGAAATGGCGGCTAACGAAATTAAGGTTAGCGACCTTAACCAAGCAGAGACGGATGCTTTGACTATCTTCCAAGATAGGCTTTCAAAGCTGAAAGACCTTCAGGACAAGAGAGCCGAGGCAGGCAGACTCTACAAAGAGCAGCAGTTTGGAACTAAGGTCGATAGACAAGCAGCCTCCGAAACTCTCAATCGTATGCAGATCCTTGACGGTCAGATAAAGAAAGCGACAGCAGAAGTTCTTTCCGTGGAGGAAAAAGAGGTTCTGAATCGTGTTCTCAAAAAAGCTCGCAAGGTTGTAGAGGTGCAGGAGAGACAGCACGGACAGGAGATACTTAATCGTTGGAGAGATCGCCGCAAGAACGCGGACAATATCAAGAAGTACCGCGAGAGACTCCGCGGCGACGTGGACGAACTTACAAATTGGATCATAGGTCCGAACAACAAAGATATTGTAAAGCACGTTCCTGACGTACTTAAAAACTCGGTTATTCCTTTCCTCTCAAGCATTAACTTTATGAGCAAGCGTTCTCTCAAGGGGGGCAACGCAACGAAGGCTGACGAGGCGTTTATGGACCGTCTTAAGAAGCTTAATTCGGCTCTTAAGATAAACATAGATGCAAGCGGACTTTACTCCGGTTATAATGACCTTCCTCCGAACTTTATGGAGAGATTGCAAACCTTCATAGACTCCACCGAGGCACTTGTCAAGAATAACAGCGGAGAGCTTGTTATAAACCAAATGACGAGCGAAGAACTCAAAGACCTCTCCTCTATTGTACGCACTCTCAAGAAGTACATTATGCAGGTCAACCGCTTCCACAACAACGCTATGTACAGCCACGTTTACGAGGCAGGCGACAACTCCATTGAGTTTATGAAAGAGCTTGACAATGCAGGTGAAAATACGGGCGCGGTATCAAACTTCCTATTTTGGCAGCAGATACGCCCTGCATACGCCTTTGAGCGCTTTGGTAAAGGCGGCGAGGCTATCTATGACGGACTGCGCCAAGGACAAGCAAAGCTCGCTTTCAACACAAAGGAAATTGAGAGCTTTACCAAAAAGGCATATACCGACAAAGAGGTCAAGGCTTGGGAAGATGAAATTAAAACATTCAGCCTCGGCAGAGACATTGTGAAAATGCCTGTTTCCTACATTATGTCGTTCTATGAACTCAGCAAAGATCCCGAAGCTCTTGAACATATAAACGGCGAGGGTATCAGAGTTGCCACTTATACACACAAAGGCAAGAAGATCTCCGATGTAGGACATATTCTCACAGTCGGTGAGTTTAATCAGATTATAGGCTCACTTACTGACAGACAGAGAGAGGTCGCTGACAATCTTCAGAAGTATATGGCAGAGCAGGGCGGTAAGTGGGGCAACTACGTTTCGGTGGCTCGTTTCGGTGAAGAACTCTTTACAAATCCGAAATACTTCCCGATCAACTCTGACGGTAGACATCTTTCTGCGACAGTAGAAGAACATCCGAGTGCGGCGGCTCTTTACGCTCTACTCAATATGAGCTTCACCAAGTCGAGAAAAGAGGGCGCAAATAACCGTATCGTTATTTACAGCATATTTGACGTATTTGCCAATCATATGGCGAGTATGGCGCAGTATAACGCTATGGCACTTCCTGTGCTTGATGCTCTTAAATGGTTTAACTATCAGCAGGTATTCATTGACGATGAAGGAAACAAGACGGTTATCGCCAATGTAAGAGAGCAGATGGACCGTGTTTACGGTGTTCCGGAGGAAACAAGACCGGGCAGCGGTAAGCAAGGATATGCCGAGACCTTTATTGTCAATATCATAAAGGCGTTCAATGGTACCGCAGCGCAGGGCGCTCCGTATGACTCAGGTGGTATTAAGGCAATGCATCGCTACAATATAGCGCAGGTTGCATATAACCTCCGTGTTGTAGTACAGCAGCCTTTGGCGATTACAAGAGCAGGTATGATTATTGACTATAAGTCGATAATCAAGGGATTGAAGCTTAAACCTTCTGAGATCAAGAAGAATGTCGAAGAAATGGAGAAGCATAGCGGCATAGCTGCTTGGAAATCTCTCGGATTCTACGATGTAAACATCTCAAGAGGTCTCACTCACCTTATAAAGCACGACTCCACATTTATGGATAAGGTCGGCGACGTTGGTATGTGGGGAGCTGAAAAGGCAGACCTTTGGACTTGGGCGGCTATTTGGAGTGCTTGTAAAGAGGAGGTAAGAAATAAACAGCATCTTACTCCTGAAAGTGCAGGATTCTATGAGGCTGTTACACAACTCTTTGAGGACGTTATCTATAAGACTCAGGTCGTAGATAGCATACTTACCAAGAATGAGTTTATGAGAGATAAGGGACTATTAGCAAGACTAACAGGCTCCTTTATGTCAGAGCCTACCACAAACGCGAGTATGCTGATAGATGCTTACGATAAGTACAGACTTGATATTCAGCGAGGAATGACAAAGCGTGATGCTTGGCAGAAGAACGGACAGATGATAGGTCGTAGACTTTATGTGTATGCTATTGGAGCAGTGATGCTCGCTGTGGTACAGTCTGTAGCTGATGCTTGGCGTGATGACGATGATTACGAGGAATGGTATGAAAAGTGGCTTGAGGCATTCGGTGGAAACCTTGTAGACGAGCTTATGCCGTTTAACAAGCTGCCGATACTCGCAGATTTCTATGATCTTGCAAAAGAACTTCTTTCAGTATTCGGTGTTGATACATATGGAAATCCTCCTCAATCTGTATATATGCAATGGTATGACAGTCTTGTTAAAGGCGCTCAAATCATCGAAAAGATTAGGGGAAAGGAGACTAAGTATACCTATTATGGACATATCTACAAGCTGCTTCAGGCTGTTTCGGGTATGACAGGTCTGCCTATGGCATCAGCCACAAGGGAGATAATCACCGCTTGGAACAATACTGTCGGAGCTATGGCACCGAGCCTCAAGGTTACTACTTACGAACCGAGCGAGCTTGCACAGATAAGATATGCCTACGAGGACGGATATCTGACACGCGAGGAAGTTGTAGAGATCCTTATTGAGAAAGGTCTTGTTGATACCGAGAACGAAGCATACTTTACCATTCAAGAGTGGGAAGCAGGCGAAGGATACTCAAAGTATGATGCGGTATTCGATGCAGTCCTTAACGGCGGCGATATAAGCGCGGCTATGGACGAGCTGACCTCTCACGGTTATGCCGAGGAAGATGTGCTGAGACAAGTCAAGAGTCAGATCGGCAAGTGGTATTATGACGAGGGAAGCCAAGTCAGGATCACGAAGCAGCAGGCTATCAATATGCTTGACAAGTACACCGATATGACCGATGAAGAAATAACCGCTACCGTGAACAAATGGAGCAGCGCTGTTGTTACGGGCATCAAATATGAGGACATAGACGACGAGTTTATGGAGGGTAATATTACAGCCTCAAGAGCTATCGAGATGTATGTGCGATATGGCAGTATGACAAAGGAAAAAGCGACTGAAAAGGTTACTGTTTTGGAATTTGTAAAGGAACACCCTGAAAGCGAGGGTATTTCTTACGCGGCTGTCAATGGCTACAAGACATATTGTGAGCCTCTCGGAGTTCCTGCTAATACCTATTACGAAGCTTGGAAGTATAAGAATACGCTTTCGGGTGAAGTCAAAGAGTCAATGATGACTTATATCAATTCTCTCAGCTTGAGCGCAAGACAGAAAGACAGTCTCTATTTTGCTTTCGGTTGGGCAGAAAGTAAGCTGTGGGAAGCACCATGGCATTAACCAAAACCTTATGGGGGGTGGATATCATATCCACCCCTTTTTGTGTTAATATCTTTATAGGTTTTTTAGGAGGAACAGAATATGAATTCTTCAAAATTTAGATTAACACTTGACCTGCACAGCATACAATCGCAGTATGCCATTCCCGTGTTGGTCGGAGATACGAACGTAACCTTGCTTATGAGCCTTACAGATGGGGGCGTTCCTTATATAATCGAGGATGGGTGTCTCGCAAAGCTTTCGGTAAAGAGACCTACGGGAACTCACCTTGAGGAATTTTGTGCGATAAGAAACAATGCCGTTGTAGAGTACCCGTTCCGTCAGAACGAGAACACCTGCGCTGTGGAGGGAGTCCACGAATGCGACCTTACTATATACGGACTTGATGGAGAGAAGATAAGCTCTCCGAGGTTCACGATGATAGTGAGTCCGAAGGTACTCCGTAGTGACGATATCGTTCTCACCGATAAGGACTATACGGCTGTTGATGCGATGGTTTCTGCGGAGGCTAAGAGACAAGTTGCGGAGACGGGCAGAGTGACAGCCGAGTCGGAAAGAGTCACAGCCGAAGCCGCAAGAGCAGATGCAGAAGCCGGGCGAGAAGAAACGCTGAATAGCATTCTTGCAAACGAGCAGAGCAGAATAGAAGCCGAAAACACAAGAGTTAACAACGAGGCTGAAAGGCTTAGAGTAGGAGCAATCGCGCAGGAATCCGCCAACCGTGCGGAGAATGCGGTGAGCCGTGTCGAGGAGATCGTCAGAACCTACATAGGCGATGTTGACGGCTTAATCGGAGGTGATACCTAATGGCAACACTTGATAGCGTAAAGGCTAAAATACAAGGCTTAATAGACAAAGCCAACAGAACCACAGGCAACACGGACACACAGCTTTCCCCTGCGGTTGATGCACTTATAGAGGGGTATGGAAGCGGTGGCGGAGGCTTTGTTGACGTCACCGAGCTTCCCAATATAAGCGAAGCCGAAGAAGGTGTCGTATATCGTCTTTTGCAGGCAACGGAAGCGAGTGTTGATATCCTCGTATCTGTAAACGACGGAAGTAGTGTTACCACAATGACACTCGCAGAAATGTTTGCGGCGGAAGGTGTATCGATAAAGTTCCCTATGTACATTGTGCCTGAGCTTCCCGAGGTTATGAAACCTATGGACGAGGCAAACTTAACAATTCCGTTCTATATCATAGAGTCTACAGGTATTGCTTATCTGTCCTTGGACGGCACTAATGCCGAGGTGGCTACCATAGGAGAGATGTTTGATGCTCCCGATGGAAACGGCGGTTGGGTAGAAAGTGCAGACAGCATACCCACAGATAACCTTCAGCTTGGTATGAACTTCTTCTGTGTAAGGAAAGAAGCATCCGTAGAGATAAAAGGTCTTTACCTTGCCGTAGACGGCAAATGGCAGCGCTTCAATGAGATAATAGACGTTGAGGAGCTTCCCGTGAGTGGTGCGAATCAGCACGCTATATATCGTGTCGGTAAAACACTCCATAGAGGTTTGTACCTTGTCGATGCATCTCGAAATATTCACGATTTTGCCGAATACTGTGAAGAAAACAATATGCAGTTTGGAACTGTTGAGTTTGTCTCTACGCTTCCCGATGTTGCCGAGAGTGACAAAACCTATGTTTTAAATGCCACAGGTGAATTGTACACTCGTGGAAGTGACGGAAGACCTCAAAATGCAAACGAGAATGGTTTGTTTGTGCTGTTTTTTGGAGGTTCTCACGGATGGACAGATCCCGATGCGATCAATCTATTCAAGCCGGGAATTTACACTTGCACAGGCGAGGGGTTTAACGCCAAAGAAATGTGCAGATATGTCGATGGCGCTTGGATGATATACTCTATAGAAAACCATTTTGCCGACTTTGTTAGTGGCAAGTTGGAACACATCACCTCAAAGGAATTAAAGCAAGTAAGCATCATAACCCAAGGCGCGTTTTCTGATATGTACGCGATAAAGAGCATTGAAATACCTGCTACGATGGGAACCATTCAACAGATGGCGTTTAAGAATTGCTATAATCTTGAGACGGTGAATTTTCTTGGAGATAGTTGTAGCATTGGACGGTCGGCTTTTGAAGGTTGTACTTCCCTTAAAAATATAAACATCGAAGATTTAACAGGCATAGATACCGTTGAGTACTGCGCTTTTAAGGATTGTACCGCGTTGGAGTCGGTAGAAATTAGACCGAGCAACCGATACTTTTGGGAGTGGGGCAATTTTGTATTTGAGGGTTGTACCTCTCTTAAAAAAGTTGTGCTTGATTTTATTAACTCTGACGGCGACGTTGATCCCATAGGAACTTTTAAGAACTGCTCGTCGCTCACCGAGTTTGTCTTGCCTGACGAGTGGCAGTATGGAGACCTTCCCACCGAAATGTTCCGTGGATGCAAGGCACTCAAGGACATACAGCTTACTTGGGGTGCCATCGGTCCATATGCTTTTATGGAGAGTGGAATTACCAACTGCCATTTCAATGGAACTAAAGCTCAATGGCAACAGGTGGAAAAGGGTTATTGGTGGGATAGGTACACCCCCGATTATGTAATACATTGTACCGACGGAGACATCTTAAAGAGCGACCCCGAAAGCGGAAGTGATGATAGACCTGATGAGCCTGAAGGCGGAGAGAAGTGTGTAAACTTCTACGATTATGACGGAACATTACTTCACTCTTACACAATAGCGGAAACACAAGCACTCAAAAAGTTGCCCGAACTTCCAACACAGCCGGGGTTAGTATGTCAAGGTTGGAACTATGACCTTGAAACGATAAAAGAGTATAAAGGTCCTGTCGACGTCGGTGCTACTTACATTACCGACGATGGCAAGTCGAGGCTTTATATCAAGATTGCCGCAGAAGGAAGAATGGATGTGCCGTTGTATTTCTCTCAAAGTGTTGCGAATGGTGTGACTATTGATTGGGGTGATGGCTCTGAAACTCAAACATCAGGCGCGGTAGGAAAGACTAATGCGAAACATACCTATGCAAGTATCGGTGAATATGTCATCACTCTTGCTGTTGCATCGAATTGCACTTTGAAATTTGGCGACGATCAGTATCGTTGTGTAATGGGGAGTACAAGCAATGACGGTTTGGTGTATTGCGATATGCTTCAAAAAGTCGAAATCGGCGGTGGAGTAGCTGATATTGGAACCATCGCTTTTAGTATGTGTTTCTCTCTTGCAAATATTACCATACCATACGGCGTAACTAATGTTGGCGCCAACGCGTTTAAGGGTTGCTACGCTCTTACTAGTATTGTTATTCCTAACGGAGTAAAAAAGTGTGGCAATGGAGCTTTTACTAGTTGCTTCTCTCTTAAAAGCATTACAATACCTAATAGTGTTACAAGTATTAGTGTTAGTGCTTTCAATGGATGCCACTCTCTTGCTAGTATTGTAATTCCGGGCAGTGTATCCGATTTGGGCGATTCTTCTTTCAGCGGCTGTGTCAATCTTGCTAATTTTACGATACACGATGGAGTGAAGAGTATTGGATCGAGTGTTTTCTCTGGTTGCAGGTTACTTGTTAGCATTACAATACCTAATAGTGTAACAAGTATTGGTGCTAATGCTTTTAATGGTTGCCACGCTCTTACTAGTATTATTATTCCTGACGGTGTAACAAGTATTGGCGATGCTGTTTTCCAAAATTGCCACAATCTTGCTAGTATTACAATGTCTGACAACTTGAAAAGTATTGGCTCAAAAGCTTTTCAGTATTGCTACGCTCTTACTAGCATTACAATACCGAGTAGTGTAACAAGTATTGGCACTGAAGTTTTTTATAATTGCTACTCTCTTAAAAGTGTTGTTCTCCCGGACATAGGGGCGCTTTCAGCCGGTATTTTTTATGGTTGCTATATTCTTGACGGCATTACAATACCTAATAGTGTAACAAGTATTGGTGCTAGTGCTTTTAGTAATTGCAACACTCTTAAAAGCATTACAATACCGAGTAGCGTAACGAGCCTTAGTTCTAACTCTTTCTATCAATGCTACAATCTTGATAGTATTATTATTCCTGACGGTGTAACAAGTATTGGCAGTAGTGCTTTCCAATATTGTGTAAAGCTTTCCAAGGTAGAAATACCCGATGGTGTGACTAGTATTCAAAACAACACTTTTCAGTATTGCTACTCTCTTACTAGTATTACAATACCGAGTAGTGTAACAAGTATTGGCACTAATGCTTTCTATTATTGCTACGGAGTAAAATACTTTGACTTCACTAGTCATACCACCGTTCCTACATTGTCAGGGGCAAGCGCATTTACAGGCATCACCTCCGATTGTGAAATCCGTGTTCCTGCGGCTTTGTATGACCAATGGATTGCGGCAACGAATTGGTCGAGTTTGGCAAGTAAAATAGTAGCAATATAATCGGAGGTAAAACTATGATAGTAAGAGAATATTACAGAACAAGAGAAGATGGCGTGAGACTTTATCGCACATATTCCGACAAAGGAATGTATATCGTGCAAAACCAAACGGGCATTGAATACTCCGAGGCGATTGACGTTGAGGGTAGTCAGTACACATACACCGAGACGGATAGACCTATCGAGGAGTCTACCGACGAAGCGACAGAATAAAAAGAAAGTGAGAAGTATATGAAAATCACTACATTCAAAAATATGAAAGGCTTGATACACGGAAGCGACCCCAAGCGAATCGAGGGCGACCTTGAAGGTGTACTCAAGATAGGCTCTACGGAGATAAGCATATCTCCCGAAGCCGAATCTATAATGCCCACTCTCATTCACGGAGGAACGGGCGATTATCCTGCGGTCTTCACCGACAAGCTCGGAAGGGAATTCGATCTCGGCGTGGTTGAGGTAAGAGGGGGAAGGATATCTCCTCCCCCTGCCACAGCCGTGGAGATAATGGAGCTTCGGTGCAGAGTGGATGCATCCGAGGCAGAATGCGAAGCCTTGTGGAAGAGGATACAGAATCTTGAGAGTATCTTCGATACGAATTCGTTAAACTTTTTAATTAAATAAAAGGAGAGAACAAATGAAAAAAATTCTTGCACTTATAATCTGCATCGCGCTTATGTGTGCGATGCCCATGGCTGTCTTTGCAGAGGAAAGCGTGGCAGAGACGGAGGTAGTCGAACCCGAGACGGAAGCTGTCGAGGAAACCCCGGCGCCCGAAACCGAGGCTGTCGAGACAGTACCCGAGACTATACCCGAGACTATACCCGAGACTATACCCGAAACTACACCTGAAACCGCTCCTGAGACTACTCCCGAGCCGCCTCCCGAGACTACTCCCGAGCCTACTCCTCCTACAAAGACCGAGGCTGAGCAGATCGTTGAGTGGGTGGAGAGTAACTTTGAAGAGATATCTGTCGTTGCTACGCTTATAATTTATGCATTTTACTTTGCACAGAAGCTCCTTGCGCTCAATAAGTCTGTCGGCACTCTCAATAATAATGCTGTTACGGTTGCCGAGAGCAGCAACACAGCCATAGGCAAGGCTCTTGAGGAGGTGCAGGGCATAGCCGGTGTGGTAAACGGATACAAGGACGAGATAGCCGCACTCCTTACCGAGGTCAGAGCAAACGAAGAAGAAAAGCAGGCACTTAAGCAGGCTCTTACAGACGTGCAGACACACCTCAAGACAGCCAAGCTTGCCAATGTGGAACTTGCAAACGAGGTTGCGGAACTCCTTGTTCTCGCTAACATCCCCAACTCCAAGAAGGAGGAGCTTTATTCTCGACACCTCGCAGCTGTCGGTACTATTGCCGATGCGGAAAAAACGGAGGTGAAGGAAGATGTCGAAGAATCGTAAGACATTCTATTGGCTGTTCAAATCATCGGGAATTCTCATATCCTGCCTTTTACCCATTTGGGCGATACTTGAGAAATTCCCGGTGTGGACTTGTTCTTACGGCAAGGTTCGTTCGGTGGGGGTCGGAGGTATTCTGATCCTCATCGTACTCCTCGTTGTGTTCCGCAAGACGATACTTAATTTCCTTGTGGACAAGCTCAAACTCAAACACGCTCCGCCTATCGTGATATGGGTAGTGATGCTAATTGCTTCCTATATATTAATATTCATAGGCAACTTTATGCAGGATCTTACCACGGTGTTTTGGATGGGACTCATCGGCTGTGCCGTTGGTACTGTGCTGACATACATTGCGGAGAGCCGTTTCGGAGAGGAGAAGGACAATGGCTGACTTTGAAAGAATCCCCGACAAGAAGGATAAGTTTACCGACTTTCAGAAGAACTATAACCTCACATCGAAGACCTTGGTACACATTCTCGGTACTAATATGGCTCTGTTCATATGTATTCTCCTTCCGATCTTCCTTATCGGATTCATATGGACAGACTTCGGTGTCCCCGAGGTGGGAGTTAAATTCGTCTCAGACGGAGTCGTTACGGTGGCTTTGTTCGTCATCGGTGAGCTGATGATGATGAGAGTCGGCGCGGACGGCGGTAAACTCGACTCGGAGTATGTGGCTGCCAAGAAAGATTTCACCTCGCTCGTTGCAAAGGTGTACGAGGTCGGCACGATGTTTATGCCATTCTTCTGTGAGTGGCAGATAGACGTGGAGCTTGACCAAGCGGTAGCCAATAGCCTGCGCCCTCTTCGCATCACCCGTGGTGAATGGGAAAAGTACAAGGGTATGAAATACTCCGAGATAAAAGCGGAGTACGGCAAGAATACCGCCAAAAAGGTCCGAGAGCTTAGGCGGCTCGGTCCCATTGAGCTTAACGAGGCTATCCTTATGTACGACAACGTGAACGGCTTCTCAAGAGGCGGTGTACCTCTGTCGGGTGAGGCTTACCTCAAGAAGAAGACTCACTCACCCGAGATGCTCCTCTCGTGCATATTCGCGGGACTTTTGACCGTATCTGTGACGATGACTATTACCAAGGATGTTTCCTTTTCAAGAGTTATGTACACCATATTCAAGCTTATCGTTCTCATTTCCCGAATGGCTACAGGCTACGGACTCGGCGCCAAAGCCTACAACACGGTGGAGGCGAGACAGCTGCAGGTCAAGAGCAATTATCTCAGACAGTACATCCGATTTGTAGATGACAAGACTTATCTCAAGCTCGGCGACAAGTACGGCGACATAAGCTGCTACGCCAACGAAGAACCACTTACCGATAATTAAATAACATGAGAGGGACATCCTACACGGGTTGCCCCTCTCTACTACATAATGGAGGTGGTTTTATGGCAAAGGACGTAGCAATCAGAGCAATGAAGACCTTTTGGCAATCGGGTATCGCCTACCTTGTAGCGACCTTCTCTACGCAGATGTCAGGTGTGGATGTGTTTGACCTTCACGATGTGCAGAGCGTATTTGGTGGGTTGCTTATAGGAGCATTGGCGGCAGGCTTGTCGGCTTCGTGGAATGGAGTCATTCAGCCTATACTCGAAAAGTGCAAGGGGGTGAGGGAATGAAGGTATTTATTGGAGTTGGTCACGGGGGAAGTGATCCCGGTGCCGTTGCGAATGGCGTAAAAGAAAAGGACCTTAACCTATCTATCGCTCTCGCTTGCAGAGATGTACTTGTGAAGCATGGAGTATCGGTGAAGATGAGCCGTGAAAAAGAAGAGAATGACCCAATAGGTGAGGAGATAAAGGAGTGCAATGCTTACGGTCCCGACCTTGCGGTAGACATTCATAACAATGCAGGCGGTGGAGACGGAGCTGAGGTATTCTATCACCACGGAGGTGGCAAGGGGAAAACACTTGCTGAGAATATCCTTGCTGAGATAGTTAAGGTGGGACAGAACTCTCGTGGAGCTAAGATAAGGAAGAACAGCCAAGGGAATGACTACTACGGCTTTATCAGGTCTACTAATTGCCCTGCGGTTATAGTTGAATGTGCATTCGTAGACAATGCCACAGATCTCAAAATTTTAGCCACAGATAGCCAAAGGAAAGCAATGGGAGAAGCAATCGCAAAGGGTATATTAAAGACCTTGGGTGTAGAGGTTCAAAGTGAGAAAAGCACTCTGTACCGAGTACAAGTCGGTGCTTACCTATACAAAGAGAATGCCGAGGCTATGCAGAAAAAGATTAAGGCGGTAGGCTTCGATGCTTTCATAGTAAAGGAATAAAAAGAAGGGCATCCTCTGCGGATGCCCTATTTTACTTGGGTTTGAGTAGTTATCATAAAAAACAGCTTGGTGGACCTAATTGTTTTTTATGATGATTAAATATCGTGAAAATAAATAGCCAAATTGCCTTTAGCCTTTTCAAATACAACTTTTTCAATTATGTTATGGAGAGCCTCATTCTTGGCTGACACGGTGACATCCTCTCTTTGTATGAATTCTACTATGCCTGCGACCTTATCGGCAAAGGCATCGATGTCTGTTTCTTTCTCACCCTCCTTGTCTCGTCTTGCCTTGAGGTCATCAATTCTTTCGGTGATCTCCTTTTTATTTTGTGCATATTGCTCAATGGTGTCTATCTCGGCAAGGTATGCTTCCTTTGCCCTTGCAAGTCTTCTCTCCTCAACCGCTATGAGTTTATCAAAGTCTATTGCCGAAGGATCTGACTTCTTTGGCTTGGTCGGTACAATGGAGAATTGCTTTTCCTCAACGGCTTGTTTGAGTCCTTCTACAAAGGCAGCTTCTAACACATGAAGATTGACACTATGTGATGTTCTGCAAGAGCCTCTTGAGTAGTTGCAACATTGCACACGGCGCACCTTGTTCTTACCACTTGAACCTCCCATTGCAAGTGAGCCACCGCAGGCACTACACTTTATAAGTCCCTTGAGCATATGCTGTACCGGTTGGTCTTTTTTAGCATACTTAGGGTATGCCTTCTTTTGAGCCTCAAGCATCTTTTGCACCTTATTCCATAGCTCCGTGGATATAATAGGTTCGTGTTGCCCATCAACCTCCATTATGTTCTCGTTGTCGAGCTTACTCTTGCTTACGGCTTTCGTTCCGTCTGTACACCAACGAATCTTTCCTATATAGCAGGAGTTATGGAGCATATAATCTACCCATCGGTTCTCAGGCTTCTTTCCATACTTAGTGCGGATGCCTTTGTTCGCAAGTATCAATGCGATCTCTCTCTGCTTCACTCCGTTAGAATAGAGTGTAAAGACCTCTCTTACGATATTCGCTTTACCGCTTTCCTCATCGGGATAGTATTTGCCTTCCCTCATTATATATCCGAAGGGTGGGGCGCAGTTTGGCTCTCCACGAGAAGCCTTCTCTGTCATACCTCTTTTCACTTCTCCCGAGAGGTTGATGCTATAGAACTCGTCCATCCATTCGATGATACGCTCTTGCAAAGCTCCGAAATGCCCTTCAGGTAGAGGCTCTGAAACGGAAACCACCGATACCTTGTGTTTTGCAAGAAGGCTTTTATAGACTATTGCTTCCTCTTGGTTTCTTGCGAAACGGGAGAACTTCCACACATAGATCACGTCAAAGGGATGTGTTTTTTCCTTGGCTGTTGCGATCATACGCTTGAAATCGTCTCTCTTTTTTACGCTTCTTCCCGATATACCGTCATCATAGAAGACGTACTCTTCGGGGATCGCATATCCTTCTTTAGCTGCATACTCTCGTATCTTCTTTAACTGTGAGTCGGGAGAGTATTCGTCTTGTCTCTCGTCAGATACTCTGATATATGCCGCGCCTATTCTTAATAGATCATTTTCCAAGTTATCTCCTCCTTACATAAACATCTATTTGTCTTATTCTAAAGGCAAGTCCAAATCCACGTTATCACCGCAGCGCAGAAGGCAAAGCAAAGTTCAGGTGCGTCTTCGTTTGTTTGTGTCAATTCATTTTCTGCGACGTATAGGTATATTGATAACGGTATGATCTGACCTGCGGTTGCAATAATTTTGAATATAAGTGATGCTACTTTGGAATCTATCCCGGGGATATTTGATAGTCCCCATAGTATGAGTAACGCAACGGACATCGGTATAATCATTGGTAACCCGTACAGGAATGCTATAACGTACAATTTCTTTACAAAACCAACAAAATTACGGAATATTAACTTCAATCCATTCTTAAAAGCATAGTAGTATTCCATATCAATACCTCTTAATTCCTAAAAATTACCGTGTCAGTTGTTCGGCTTAAGCTTATTATAGTAATTATGCAGCGCGATGATCTCTTCCTTATGCTTCAGCTGCATCTTGAGCATATCATTCTCAGCGGTGAGGGAGGCAACCTTGTCCTTTAGGATGGCATACTCGGCTGTAATAAGGTCACGCTCGGCTGTTACCACTTCGACATTCTCCTTGACTTTTACAAGGCTTTCGGTTGCGACCACAACCTTTGTGTCAGCAAGGATGTCATCGAGTGAGCCTCCGAGGACAGTTACGATTCGGTGCAACGTGTCCACATAGGGGTTATCCGTGTCACCCGAAAAGATACGGATGACAGTTCTTTCGGGCAAATTTGTCAGTTCTGCAATCTGTTTAGATGACATCGCTGACTTTTTCTTGAGTTCTTTTAGGTTATCGAGCCACATATTTATGTCCTTTCTTATGATAAGTTTGTCAGTTGTGGGATGATAAAATTGGGTATTAAAGTGTCAAAGGTGGGTATTGCTTTTCGTTTTCAATCAAGTTATAATTTTGTCATAAACAGTTGTCGAAATTTGTAGATATTTCTGAACAATGAAAGGGGATTAATATAATGACAGAAAACGAAAAGGAACTAATAAAAATGATTCGTGAAACAGATAATCCGGGGCAAGCCTTGATGACAGCAGGTGTCATTATTATTGGTTTCCTAAGGCAGCTCGAATCATCTGAAGTACAAGAGTCTGCTGTTCTTCGGGAATACGCCTAAACAACTCAAGTAAAATCTTCTCTCCCTCGGTGAGCTTCGGTTCTTCGGGGGAGTTTTCTTCCTCGTCCCATCCCATAAGATGACCGGGAGTGGTAAACAAAGCCTCGGCAAACTTTACTATCTTACTTTGCGGAATGTCGTTTATACCCATTTCTATCTTATTAATTGTAGATTTGGATTTGTACCCCATCCTTTTTGCAAGCTCTTCTTGGGTTAAACCTAATTCTTTTCTTCTATTAAGAATGTTATCACCTACGGTAGACATATAATCACCTCCTTTGCCTATATTTTACCACTGAATAGATTAATTGTCAACTTTTTTTGGGAAATTTTCAAAAAATACTTGACAATTCGTGTCGAATGTGTTATTCTGTGGTCAGTAGATTTTTAATCTACTTAAAATCTGACGGAAAGGAGTGCAGAATATGACGAATACATCTTTACTTGAGCAGTATATCGAGAAATCAGGCTATAAAAAGAGCTTTATAGCGGCACAGCTTGGACTTACTGCGTATGGATTTACTCTAAAAGTAAATAACAAGAGTGAGTTTAAGGCTTCCGAGATGACAATCCTTTGCAAACTGCTGAAGATAAATGCAAAGGACAAAGATGCTATTTTTTTTGCAAAGTAAGTAGATTATAAATCTACTATTTGCGAGTAAACAAAAGGACTCACACAGCATATCTTAAAGGGTAAGAATTTATCGGAGGTATTTATGAAAGATACCAAACTGACGGTCACACTCCACATCGGGGGGAAGCAAGTAGAAAAGCTTACCGCCGAGCAGAGTGAGAGAATGGCTAAGAGGCTTTCCGAGGCGATGTCCGCTTATTACACGGCTCACCCGGAGGAATATGCCAAGTTAAAAAAATAAGGAGAACCATTATGATCGAGAAACTGAAGGACGAGCTGAGGTATATCGAAGAAGGACTCTTCTATATGGAAGAAAGCGACACAGCTTGGAGTCCTGCATATACCAAGCTTTGGAAAAAAAGAAGGATACTTAAGAAGGCTATCCGCAAACTTGAAAGATTAGAAATAGGAGAAAAGAAAAATGTATAAGAACTTAACAAAAATATCCACTCTCAATATGGATCGTGATGAGTGGCTTGAACACAGAAGAAGATCTATCGGCGGTTCCGATGCATCGGGCATTATCGGTCTTAATAATTGGACAAGTCCTTACAGCATATGGGCAGACAAGCTCGGCAAGCTGCTTCCGAAGGAAGACAACGAGGCAATGAGGCAGGGGCGCGACCTTGAGGACTATGTGGCACAGCGTTTTATGGAGCGTACCGGAAAGAGAGTTCGCCGCGAGAACAATATCCTTATCAATCCCGACTTTCCTTTTGCTCACGCCAACGTAGACCGTATGGTTATAGGTGAGGATGCAGGTCTCGAGTGCAAGACTACCTCTTCGCTCAATATGAAGAGCTTTAAGAACGGTACATTCCCTGATACATATTACGTTCAATGCGTTCACTACTTGATGGTTACAGGCTGTTCCAAGTGGTATCTCGCGGTCCTTGTTCTCGGTAGAGAATTTATGGTCTTTGAGATCGAGAGGGACGAGGACGAGATAGCAGCTCTTGCAAAGTCGGAAGAGGAATTTTGGAAGCTCGTTGAGTCGCAGACTCCTCCTCCTGCCGATGGTGAAGCATCCACTTCTGATACCATATCCACCCTCTATCCCGAGTCCAACGATAACACGGTGAGCCTTATGGCTTATGAGTCAGACCTTCAGCTGTATATGCAGTATGGAGCCATCATCAAGGATATGGAAAAGAAGAGAGACGAGGTAGCCAACAGAATCAAGGCGTTTATGGGCGAGAGCGGAAAAGGCGAGTCCGACAACTACAAGGTATCGTGGACAAGCGCGGAGAGAAAGACCTTCGATACAAAGAAATTCGCTGCGGCACACAAGGACCTTGATTTATCAGAATATTACAAAACTTCATCCTACAGAACCTTTAAGGTTACAGAGATCACAAAATAATTTTTACATATAAGGAGTATTTATTATGGCAAACACAATTCAGAATCAGGTTGTAAAGACAGAACAGCCTCAGGCACCCGAAAAGAGCAAGAACACGGTCAATCAGGTAATGAATGCAATCCTTGACGGGGAAAAGATGCGCAGCAGATTTGACGAGCTGCTCGGCAAGAGAGCGCCGCAGTTCATCTCTTCTATTGTTTCCCTTGTAAATGCCGATGAGAAAATGCAGCAGGCGTTCTATGCTGCCCCTATGAGCGTAATTCAGTCTGCATTGAAGGCGGCAACCTTTGACCTCCCTATAGATCAGAACCTCGGATATGCATACATTGTTCCTTTCAAGAACAAGGGAGTAATGACCGCAACATTTATTCTCGGATGGAAGGGTATGCATCAGCTTGCACTCCGCACGGGCGCGTACAGGACCATTAACGTGGTTGACATCAGAGAGGGAGAACTTAAGTCCTACAACCGTCTTACCGAAGAGGTTGACATCAAATTTGAAGAGGATGAGGAAAAGAGAGAGACTCTTTCCGTAATCGGTTACGTTGGCTATTACAAGCTCGTCAACGGCGCGGAAAAGACTATCTATATGACCATTAAGCAGATCGAGAACCACGAGAAGAAGCACCGCAAGGGTGATTATATGGGCAAGGGATGGAAAGACGATTGGGATGCAATGGCTCGTAAGACCGTTTACCGTAAGCTTATCGGCAAGTGGGGTGTAATGAGCATAGACTATCAGAGCCACGGAGATGCCGCAACCCTTGCAAATCAGATGCAGGAAGAGTACAACCTCGGAAGCGATAACTTTGTTGGTGCTGAGTATACCGAGATCGATACCGAGTCAGGCGAGGTAATCGAAGAATGACCGTAAGCGAGTTGAGGAAGGCACTAAAAAGCGGAGTAACGCTTATTTGGCAGGGCAAACACGATTATAAACGCGCGAGAGGGTCTCTTACAGGTATCATCCTGCGCAAGGGACCTTCGGGAGAGGATGTGTTTTCTGCCGAACTGACGTCAATATCTGCAACGTCGGGGCGAAACAGTATCATTATATGCAGACCCGAGGAACTGAGCCTTTGGCATCCGGCTGATAAATCAAACGAGGTGAGTGAGAATGGAAACCAAAACTAAGATAACTCAAAGAGACATTATACTTTGGCACTTACAGAACGTGGGGACTCTCACAAGGGCGCAGGCTATGGCTGAGTATGGCATAGTAGAGCTGCCTGCGAGGATCGTTGAGCTTAAGAGGCTCGGACACAACATTACAAGCGAGAAGGGTACATCGACCAATCGCTTCGGTAAAATTCATTTTAATATCTACAAATTGGAGGACAAAATTAATGCTTAAAATTATGGTTTCCCAATGGGACAAAAACAAGGATGAGCTGCGGAACATTCTTGCGGAGAGAACAGGCTTAAATGACATCGAGTGGGATGAACTCGTAAAGCTGACCTTTGAGGTTATATATAATAACGGCTTAAATGAATTTGAGCATTCCATCCTCGACCTCGACAAGATTCACAAGATAGATGACGGCGATTATCAAGGGACTTTTCTGTTCCTTATTCCCTTCGACGATTATCAGCCGAGCGAGTATGAGTATCTTATGACCTATGTAGGATACGGCTCGTGTAGCGGTTGCGATACGCTTCAAGCTATTCAAGATTATGGTAATCAGAAACTTACCAAACGCCAAGTGGACGGCTTTATGAATCTCTGTAAAGACATAATAACCAACACCATCAAACCTTACAACGGAGGTTGGAGGCATAACGGAGACTTTGAACAAGTGGAGGAGGCAAAATGAATAGCATAGTATTACTTGGAAGAACCACTGCTCCGATAGAGCTTAAACAGACTCAGGCAGGCAAATCGGTGGCAAGCTTTTCACTTGCAGTTAAGAGACCTTTCGCAAAGGATGTTACCGACTTTTTTAATATCACAGTATGGGACAAGCAGGCAGAACTTTTGAGCAGATATGTGGGCAAGGGAGATCAGATTTGCATAAGAGAATATCTGCAAAATCGCACTTGGGAGGACTCCAACGGAAACAAACGATATGCAACCGATGTAATCGCCCAAGAAATAACCTTCTGCGAGTCGAAAAAAGAGACCTCTGAGCAGCCTGCCCCTGCACCGTATGTTCCGCAGACTTATACTCAGCCGAACTTTGAGGATGTCAAGGCGGATGATGATCTGCCGTTTTAAGGAGGTAGAGCTATGTTAGCGGTACCGTGTAAAGGCTGTGAGAATCGGCAGGTCGATTGCCATGACAAATGCGAGAGATATGCGGAGTATAGCAAGGAGAGGACGGAGCTTCACAATAGCAGACAGAGCCAATATCTTTTGGCTACATATCAGGAAAGCCAAACTATTAGAGCTAAATGGAGGAAGAAATGGGGAATGAAGAGTTGAAAGAGGTCTTAAAGCAGCTTTTAGGCTTCATAGGACTTGCATTTGCAGTAGCCGGGATAACGGCTATTGCCGTTGCCGTGTCGATAGGAGTGGTATGGCTCGCAGAACGTATCATCCTTTGGGCGTTAGGAGGAGGGATATAAATGGCTAATAAAAGGATGTTCTCTCTTGACATAGTTGATAGTGATGCGTTCGTCAGTATGCCGCTATCGACTCAGGCTCTATATTTTCACCTCTCTATGAGAGCCGATGATGACGGGTTTGTTAAGAACCCCAAAAGAATACAGAGGGATATAGGAAGCAACGAGGACGATATGAAGGTGCTTATAGCCAAGCGATTCATTCTTCCCTTTGAGAGTGGGATCGTAGTTATAAAGCATTGGAAGATCAACAACAATATACGCTCCGACAGATACAAGCCGACTACATATATCGAGGAAAGATCTATGCTCGTACTTAAAGAAAACGGCGCGTATACGGAGGCTGAAAATCTTGGTATACCAAACGACACCCAAGTGGGTGACGCTCGGTATGCACAGTATAGTATAGGTAAGAATAGTATAGGTTTAGATAAGTGTAGTAGTAGTGTAGACGATGACGACACTACGACACCCGAGGAAAACGTACTCAAGGCGATAGGCGGCAAGCTCGGAAAGTATGTCGTATACCTCACCGATAGGCAGATGTCCGATCTCCTTGATAAGCTCGGTCTTGATGCCTTCAACAGATACGTTGAAAGACTCGCTACATTCATTATCGATAAGAAAGCTTACGTTAAGAATCATTATGAAACCATACTCAAGTGGTATGAGGAAGATACTCAGGTTAAATAGGAGGAACAACAAACGCAATGAGAGTAACCTTGAAAAAATACGTTAAAGAGCGAGATAAAATGCTTAAAAAGTGCAGTGTTAGCGAGTATCGCAAATTTGTACACGAGCATAAGCAGAGTTTTAGCAAAGAATTTATAAGCGCCTTTGATAAGGCAACGGACGAGGTATTAGAGATTTCATTACATAAAATGATAGTTAATGCGGTGAAACTCCCTAAAGATATGCGAGATCGTAGCGCACTATGGTTAGTTGTGCGAGGGTTTGACTTAAATATAAATTAAGAAAGGCGGTGCGGAATGAAAGCACAGAAAGAACACAAAAAAGCCACTTTAATGAAGTGGTCTAAAGAAGAATTGGTGGATTATATTTTGTGTCTTGAACACAACATCAATGTGGTAAATGAAAGTTTTGAAAACCAATATCATAATTGCTTGAAACTATTAGACGATATGAAGCTGATTAACAAGACTTATCTTGAAGCAAAGCAAATCGTCAAAGAAAGTATGTATAAAGGCGGTGAGTGATATGAGAGAGATTTTGTTTAGGGGAAAGAAAGCATATAACGATGAATGGGATTATAGCGAGTATCCGTTTGGTACAATTCATTGTGGTGCAGTAGTACACGATTTTATCCCCGAAACCGTGGGACAGTACACGGGACTTACCGACAAGAACGGCAAGAAGATTTTTGAGGGGGATATAGTAAATATAACCTACCCCGAAACTATTGTACGAAATGCTCTTGTAACTTATGTGGGTGCAAGTTTTTACGGAGACAATGGCAACGATTTGTGGGTATTTGATGATTATATTTCATTTGAAGTCATCGGCAACATCCACGACAATCCCGAACTTTTTGAAAGGAGAATGATATGGACGTTTACATCAAAAGAGATTATGTGATGCAAGCCTTAACCTATGTCGGTACAGCCGAAGCAACGGACATAATTCCTCTTACACTTGCGGCGGCTCGAAATAATGTTATGAAACTGCCGTGCAGAGAGCTTGAAGAAATTATATCACAAGAGATCATAGAGAACGCCAAAGCAGAGGTTGCGAGGGAGATTTTTGAGGAGATTGAGAAGGTTATCGGCAATAAATACGACTACTATGTTTTTGACAATAGGGATATTGAGGGTATTGAGCAAGATGCGATAATTGCTTTTGCTGATGCTATGAAAAAACATTTTACCAAACTCAAAAAGAAATACTCGGAGGAAGGCGGCTGAGCCTAAGGAGGGATTGTATGCCAACGCCTTATGAAGCTAAATTCGTTAAATGCCCATTCTACCGTAATCACGATGCAAATAGGATTGTCTGCGAGGGGTTGGCTGAGGGAAACACTATTAACATTGTTTATCAATCCCAAGCTAAAAAATCCAAGTATATGAAGGAGGTCTGCAATGATCTCCTTGGGTGCAGAGATTGCCCGGTACATATTATGCTTTTGCAAAAGTATGAGGAGGATATATAATGAGCAAATACGGAAATATAAAGACAGTTACCTCCGATGGCATCAATCACGACTCGATCAAAGAGGCAAACAGATGGTGTGAGCTTCTCCTATTGCAGAGGGCAGGCTTGATACAAGACCTTAAAAGGCAAGTCAAATTTGAGCTGCTTCCAAAGTAAGAGGGCGAGAGCGCCGTGTACTACATAGCTGACTTCGTATACACCGAGAACGGCAAGAAGGTGGTTGAGGATGTTAAGGGATGTCGCACAGAGGTCTACAAGCTCAAAAAGAAGATGGTGCTCTATTTTCACGGCATCAAGATAAAAGAAACATAATGCTAAGAGGGGTGCTTCGGCGCTCCTCTTATTTTATTGTGGGGGGGTGGATATCATCGGAAAGCACAAAAGTTATAGAATATAGTCATCAAATTGAAAGGAGGCTTTCTGTTGGATTGGAACACTATAAGAAACGAGTACATCACAGACGAATCTTCCTCTTACAGAAAGCTTGCTAAAAAGTATGGTTGTAGTCTCACCGCCATTACCAAGCGATCTAAGGAAGAAGATTGGATCGGACAGCGAAAACAGTTAAAAGACAAAACGATAACAAAAAGCATTGAAAAATTGTCTCAAAAAACTGCCGATAAGCTGTCAAGGGTAGCAGACCTTACCGACAAGCTGCTTGATAAACTTGAGCAGGCTATTGAGGAACTTGATATACAGCTCTACAAGGACGTTGAAAAGACAAAAACGATAGAATACAACAATACTCTTCGACCTGACAAACCCACCAAGGAGATTATTCATGAAAAAGAAAAGGTTATAGAGGTCAAGACAATTGTAGACAGGAGTGGTCTCAAGGCTATTGCTTCCTCCCTGCGTGACATTAAGGAAATACAGATGCTCAAGACAGAACTTGATAAGCAAGAGCAAGAAGCAAGGATCAAGAAGCTTCAGAAGGAGGCTGAAAAGGAAGATGATACCGTTAATGAGATAGAGATCGTCTTCAATGCAGGACCGGAGGAATGGAATGAGTAAGATGCAGCTCGTCCTCGGGACACCAAGCGATAAGCAGGCTAAATTCCTTGCAGCAAAGACAAAGCATATTGGATTTGGAGGCGCCCGTGGCGGCGGTAAGTCTTGGGCGGTGCAGGACAAGGCTAAAAGGCTATGCTTAACATATAAGGGTATTAAATGCCTTATAGTAAGAAGGACATACCCTGAGCTTATGAATAACCACATAATGCCCTTGCAGGATGCTCTGCCGCGCTCTATAGCAAGGTATAACAAGACAGAGAAGCTATTCAGGTTCCTTAATGGCAGCACTATTAAGTTTGGTTACTGTAATAATGACAAGGACCTTGACCAATACCAAGGTGCAGAGTACGACATTATATTTCTTGATGAGGCTACACAGCTTCAGGAGATGTGGATAAAGAAGATCATAGCCTGCCTTCGTGGTGCAAATAGCTTTCCCAAGAGGATATATTACACCTGCAACCCCGGTGGAGCTTCACACGGCTATTTTAAGCGGCTATTCATTGATAAGAAGTATGAGGACGGGGAGAGTCCCGAAGATTATACCTTCATTCAATCACTTGTTACAGATAACAAGGCTCTTATGGCGGCTCAGCCTGACTACATAAAACAGCTTGAGTCCTTGCCTCCTAAGCTGCGCGAGGCGTGGCTATATGGGCGGTGGGATATATTCGAGGGACAGTTCTTTGAGGATTTCAGAGAGACACCCGATATAGATCTATGCACAAAGGCAGGGATAACACCTGAAGAAGCATTACAGCAGCGCAGATTTACCCACGTTATAGAGCCTTTTGAGATCCCGAGAGGGTGGAATATAATGCGCTCTTATGACTTCGGCTATAACAAGCCTTTTTCCCTTGGATATTGGGCGGTAGATTATGACGGAGTGTTATATCGCATTATGGAGATGTACGGCTGCACACAGACACCTGACGAGGGTGTGAAGTGGTCTCCTGATGAACAGTTTAAGAGGATAGCAGAGCTTGAGAGGGAACACCCTTGGCTGAGAGACAGAAAGATAGTAGACAGCATTGCCGACCCTGCTATATGGGACTGTTCAAGAGGAGAGAGTATAGCTGAGACGGCTATGAGGTATGGAATATACTTCTCGCCGGGAGATCATGAAAGAATACCCGGTTGGATGCAGGTCCATTATAGATTTCAGTTCGATGAGAACGGATATCCGAGAATGTATGTATTTAATAACTGCAAAGCTTTTATTCGTACAATGCCCTTGATGATGTACTCAGAGACACATCCCGAGGACCTTGATACAAAGCTTGAGGATCACTGCCCTGACGAAGTGCGGTATATGTGTATGTCAAGACCTATATCGCCTATTGTTCCCCCTGAGAAGAAAGTCATCATATCTGACCCTCTCGATCAATTTAAGGGCAGACACAATAATTATTATTAACACGGAGGAGTTATGTTACCACCTAATATGAAACCACTTCATAATAACGGACCTGTTATAGAAGAGAACAATGAGCAGGTCAAACCTCCTGAGGCTATGGCAACGGTAGCTCCCATAGGTTCAGAACAATTAAAGCATTTTACTGAGATACTTCAGAAATATAAGTCAGGAAAGACTCGCACAGAGCAGCGCATTGTTGCCGCAGAGAATTGGTGGAAGCTTCGCAACACTATGGAGGAAGAGAAAGCCACAGAGATCGGCAAGGACGGTGGATTTACAAGCAAGTCAGGTTGGCTGCACAACGTTATAGTGTCAAAACACGCCGATGCTATGGAAGCATATCCCGAGCCTAATATCCTTCCGAGAGAGGTAGGGGACAGAGCTGAGGCGCGCAAGCTATCTTCTATCATCCCTTGTGTTCTTGAACAGAATAAGTTTGAGGAGACATATGATGATGTTATGTGGCAGAAGACAAAGACGGGTACGGGCGTTTATAAAGTCGTATGGGACAAGCACAAGCTGAACGGTCTCGGAGACATCAGCGTTGAACGTGCAAATCTTCTCAATCTTTATTGGGAACCGGGCATTACAAACATTCAGAAAAGCCGCTATTTCTTCCACACAGAGCTTTGCGACAAGGACCTGCTTGAGCAGAAGTATCCTGAACAGCTTAAGGGAGGACTCAGAGGCGAGACCTTTATCAATACAAAGTTCCTTTACGATGACCATGTTGACACAGAGAATAAGATCACGGTCATTGAAGTGTATTATCACAAGTACATAGAGGGCAAGAATACCCTCCAATACTGCAAATATGTCAATGACAAGGTGCTTTATGCTACCGAGAACGACATACAGCCGATAATAGATGAGATTGGCGGCACGGTTAAGCCTCCTATGGCTCTTACGGGACTTTACGATCACGGTAAATATCCTTATGTGTTTGATGCTCTTTTCCCCATAGAAGGATCTCCCTGCGGCTATGGTTATGTAGATATCTGCAAGAACCCTCAAACAGAGATAGACCTGCTTAAGACAAGCTTTGTTAAGAATGCTATGGTGGGTTCTATACCTCGATACTTCACGAGAGCTAACAACGGAGTAAATGAGGAGCAGTTCCTTGACCTTAAAAACCCTCTCGTACATATTGAGGGCAATTTGGATGATACTTACCTCCGTCCTATTGAGCATATGTCTCTTGACGGGAATTATATCAATGTTCTTGATAGAGCTATACAAGAGCTTAGGGAGACAAGCGGAAACACAGAGACAAGCACGGGCAATATAAGCTCGGGAGTAACAGCAGCTTCCGCAATAGCTGCTCTCCAAGAGGCATCAGGCAAAGGAAGCAGAGACAGCACTCAGGGTTCGTATAGAGCTTACTCAGAAGTGGTTGAGATCTGTATAGAGCTTATAAGACAGTTCTACAATATGCCCCGTCAGTTCCGTATAATTGGCGAATATGGCGCAGAACAGTATTTAAGCTATACCAATCAGGGAATACAGCCTCAGCATCAGGGCAACGACTTCGGTCAGGATATGGGATTCAGGCTTCCTGTGTTTGATATTAAGGTATCGGCGCAGAAGAAGAACGTATACACCAAGGTATCACAGAATGAGCTTGCGCTGCAGTTCTTCCAATATGGCTTCTTTAACCCTCAGATGACAGATCAGGCGCTTATGTGCCTTGATATGATGGAGTTTGACGGCAAGGATGACATAATGCAGAAGGTAGCTCAGAACGGAACAATGTTCCAAAAGCTTATTCAGTATATGCAGATGGCGTTCATGCTTGCACAGAGAGCAGATCCTATGTTGGCACAGCAGATTGCTATGGATATGCAGGCTATGGGCGGCGGTGGCGCTATGATGGGCGGTGGTTCGCCTCAGATGTTCGAGAGCGACAATATCGCAGGCATAGGAAAGAAAGAGCCTACAATAGTGGCTAATGCTCGTACAAGAGCCGCAAACGCTTCACAGCCTGACGGCGGTAATGTTACAAAGGGAGATAAGAAATGATTACAGTAGTATATCACAGAGATCGCCACCGCGTTGCAGTCGAAGGACACGCTCATAGCGGCGAAGCAGGACACGATCTTGTATGTGCCTCGGCTTCTATCCTTGCCCATACTCTTGCGGCTCTCGCAAAGAATATGGAGGCTTCAGGACACGTCAAATATAACACGGTAGAGCTTACCGAGGGACACGCTCTCATATCTTGCAACGTGCCGAGTAAATATAAAAACGTTGTGTCATTTGCCTTTGATGCAATATGTGCAGGCTTTGAGTTGCTTGCAAGGGACTATCCCGAAAATATCTCCTATAAAATCAGGGGATAACAACAGTATATAAGCCTACGGGCAGAATATAGGACTCGCCAACCTAATTGGCAGAATAATATCGGAGGATTTACTCATATGAAAGAAACCAAAAGGCTTAATCTTCAGCTATTCGCAGGTGAAGGCACCGGAGGTGAAGGTGGAGAGGGAGCCGCATCGGGCGAAAATGCGTCTGTTGCCGCCGAACAGAGACTGAGGGAATTGGGTGTTCCCGAGGATAAGATACGCAAACGGGCGAATAAGTCCGCTGCTGTAGCACCTGACAATACAGCTAAGGCTGCACAGGTGTCAGATACTACACAGCAGACAAACGAGCAGGGCGCCGCTGCTGATACCCACGCGGAAGAAACCAAGACCGAAACGCCTAATCGCATGAGTTGGGATGAAATAATGGCTGATCCTGAATATAACAAGCAGATGCAGTCTGTTGTTCAGTCCCGTCTCCGTACAGCTAAGACAGCAGAGGATAATCTTGCAAAGCTTACCCCTGCCATAGAGCTGCTTGCAAGGAGACATGGTCTTGATCCTGCGAATATGGATTATGAAGCTCTCGCCAAGGCTATCAATGACGATGACAGTTACTATGAGGATAAGGCTCTTGAAATGGGCGTATCCGTAGAAACTGCCAAGAAGATTGATAGGCAGGAAAGAGATTCTGCAAGAGAGAAAGCGCAAAATGAAAGAACTCTGCAGGAGCAGAGGATTCAGCAGCATTTTATGAAGCTTGAACAAGAGGGCGAGGCTATGAAAAAGGTATTTCCTAACTTCGACCTCCGCACAGAGCTTCGGAACCCTGCGTTTGCCCGTATGACTTCTCCTAATGTAGGTATAAGCGTAGAGGATGCGTATTATGCCGTACACCGCAACGAGATTCAGACCGCAGCAATGCAGGTAACAGCGCAGAAGACGGCGCAGAAGATCTCCAATTCCATTCAAGCAGGGAATAGACGACCTGACGAGTCAGGCACATCAAGTCAAGCTCCTTCCGTGACTACATTCGACTATCGCAATGCGGACAAGGCTCAGAGAGAAGCGCTTAAACAGCGTATCCGTGCTGCCGCAGCGCGTGGGGAGAAATTGTATCCCGGGCAGTAATCGGCTACGTTTCTCCTCATCAAACACAAAACATTTTATGAAGGAGAAATAATTATGAAAGAAATCTTTAGAAAAATCAATCTTCAGCTTTTTGCTGAGGCAGGTAACGTGGTAAATACCCTTACCAATGGCTATGTAAACGCATATAACGGTCAGACCACAGCGTTTGACAGCACAAATTCCCTCGCAGGCGAGCTTAAGACCTTCTATGATACCGAGCTTCTTGAGAATGCTCGTGTGGAGATGTTCTATGCTCAGTTCGCAAAGAAGCAGGCTCTCCCTGAAAAGCACGGTAACACCGTGGAGTGGAGAAAATGGAATACCTTCGCTAAGGCTGACAAGCTTCAGGAAGGTGTTATTCCTACCGGTCAGAAATTCGGTATGAGTTCCAAGACCGGAGCTATCTATCAGTACGGTACTTATGCAGCTATCACCGATACTCTTGAGCTTCGTGCTTATGATGATGTTATTCTCGGCGCTACCGAGGAAATGGGTGCATCTGCGGCAGAGACTCAGGAGACTCTTATCCGTGATGCTCTTCTCGTAAACAGTAACGTAATCTACTGCGACAACGTTACCCTTGAAACAGGCGCAACCGCTGCTGCTACAAACTGTGCTGCTATGGAAGCAAGTGCAACCGTTATTGCTCTGCTTACTCCCAAGATGGTAGCTAAGGCTGTTACCAAGATGAAGAAGGACAGAGTTCCTACCATCAACGGTAAATACTATGCAGTTATCCATCCTTCCGTTGCTCACGACCTTCGTCAGAGCGAGGAGTGGATCGAGGCTCACAAGTATGCAGCTACAGGCGAGATCTTCAATGGTGAGATCGGTGAGCTTCACGGCGTAAGATTCGTTGAGAACGTGTTCGCTCCCGTTCTTGGTGGCACAGACTATCAGAACAAGGCAGGCACTAAGACCTATGCAACCTACTTCTTCGGCAAGGAAGCATTCGGTATTATCGATCCTGCAGGCGGTGCTCTTCAGATGATCGTTAAGGACAAGTCTCAGGTGGGCGGTCCTCTTAATCAGTTCTCCACTGTAGGTTATAAGTTCGAGACCAACGGTGCAACTATTCTCTATCCCGAGAGAGTGCTTCGTGTTATGAGCTGCTCTACCTTCAGCGCACAGGACGATGCAAACTAATTAAAAAAGAGGGCAGGGCGACTTGCTCTGCCCTCTAAAAACATTATAGGAGGCTATTATGGCAACTACTACAAACAAAGATGGATACGTTGATCTGTTTATCCCCAAGGGATATGCAAATGATGAACCCAATCACTTTATCAGTGTAAACGGAAAGAATTTTGTTCTTCCCAAGGGAAAGACCTCTAAAGTTCCTCCCTATGTAAAGGAAGAGTATGAGCGCTCTCAGAGGGCGCAGGAAGCTCTTGATGCAAAGAGCGAGGCTCTGCTTGAAAAAACAAAGCAGCCTATCGGAATGTAAAACAATATGCAATGGGGAGACTTGGCGCTCCCCATTACTTGAATGGAGGACAAACACATGACTTTAATGGAGGCACTTCACCGAATAGATACCATCAAGCCTAACAGCTATAATCAGACAGAGAAGACCAAATGGCTGTCTTCGCTTGACGGAATCGTAAAGACCGAGATCATTGATATGCACGAGGGTGGAAATGTTACCTTCAACGGGTACTCGGATGCCACAGCACCCACCACCGAGCTTCTCGTTCCTGCTCCCTATGATGACATATATCTCTTTTGGCTTGAGTCCAGGATAGATTATTGGAACGGAGAGATCGGCAAGTACAACAACAGTATCGCTATGTTCAACGAGGCGTACTCAAACTTTGAGAGATACTACAACAGAACGCATATGCCAAAGGGCAAAAAGTACAACTTCATTTAAGGGGGTGGAGATATGAGATATCCTACGCTCACGGAGCTTCCAACCTCACGGGAGATGATAGACGTATTCAAGGGATATAACCACAATCTCCGCATAGGAGGTGGAGAATTCTACGACATGGAGAACCTTTCCTCGGATAATTATCCCGTTCTGTCTCCCCGTTCACCACGAGGGGTATATGCATCACCTAATGCTCCTCAGGGTATGATTTCCAAGGACTCACTCTGTTATATAGACGGAGGCGACTTTGTTATAAACGGATATCGTGTGTCTATGGGACTTACGACAGACGATAAGCCTAAGACTTTGATATCAATGGGGGCATACGTTATCATTATGCCCGATAAAAAATATATAAACACAGAAAACCATTCAGACCGTGGAAAGATAGAAGCTGAGGTGAAAACAACATCTACCGTCACCTTCTCGCTTTGCAAGGTGGACGGAACAGACTACGGAGACGTTCCTTATGGTGCAACTCCTCCTGCGGAGCCTAAAAATTTGGACTTGTGGATAGACACATCGGAGGTCCCTCATCAGCTTAAACAGTATTCAGACACTACTGTTATGTGGTCTACAATCGCCACGACCTATATCAAGATATACGCAACGGGTATCGGAAAGCCTTTCGCTGTAAATGACGGAGTAAACATATGGGGAATAGAGGACGAAAGCCTTCAGGACCTCAACGCTGCTATGGTGATATGGGCAAAGGACGATAACTATATCGTAGTAACGGGTATTCTTGACAAGGTGACAACGCAAGAGACGGCGATCACAGTGGCAAGAAGGATGCCGAATATGGACTTTATCATTGAGTCAGAGAACCGCCTTTGGGGATGCAGATACGGTCCTGCACTTAACGGAGAGGTGGTAAATGAGATATATGCTTGCAAGCTCGGTGATTTCAAGAATTGGAATTGCTTTATGGGCATATCCACAGACTCTTATGCTGCCTCGGTAGGTACTGACGGACAGTTTACGGGCGCTATCACTCACCTTGGATACCCTCTCTTCTTCAAAGAGACTTGTCTGCACAAGATATACGGCAATTATCCTGCGAACTATCAGATACAGACCACGGCTTGCAGAGGAGTACAGAAGGGATGCGCGAGAAGCCTTGCCATAGTAAACGAGGTGCTTTATTACAAGGCTCGTTCGGGCGTATGTGCTTATGACGGCTCACTCCCCATGGAGATATCCTCTGCTCTTGGAGAGGAGGCATACAACAATGCCGTAGCAGGCTCTCTCGGCAATAAATATTACATTTCTATGGCAGACACGAGCGGAGAATATAATCTCTTCGTATACGACACCTTGAAGGGAATGTGGCATAGAGAGGACAATACTCAGGCTGAGGACTTCTGTAATTGCCGGGGAGACCTTTACTTTATCGACTATGCTGACAATCAGATAAAGACGGTGAAGGGAACGGGTGCCAAGGAGACCGAAGCTATAAAGTGGCAGGCGGTAACGGGCATCATCGGAACGGACTCTCCCGACAAGAAATACATCTCCCGTATGGACGTGAGAATGTCCCTTGTGGTGGGTGCGAGAGCATCCTTCTATATTGAGTATGACTCAAGTGGTGAATGGGAGTATCTCTTCACTATGGACGGAATCAGGCTTCGTTCCTTTGCCGTACCGATAAGACCGCAGAGATGCGACCATATGAGGCTTAAGATCGTAGGCAACGGGGAAGCAAAGATATATTCCATCTGCAAGACTATAGAGCAAGGGAGTGATGTTTAATGAGCATTGACCTGAGAATACCCAATATCACGGGTAATGAGAAAGAGCAGCTCACACAGATAAGGAGCTATCTCATTCAGTTAATCCCTCAGCTTCAATGGGCGTTGAATAATGTTAATGCTGCGGAGGTGTCGGACGATGTGGTTAGGCAGCTATCACAGCGTATAGGCTCTGCATCTTCTTCTGCATCGGGTGGGTCATCAGCCAATGCAGAAATAACCTTCGCTAAGTTAAAGCCTCTTATCATCAAGTCGGCAGATATCGTACAAGCTTATTACGAGGAGATAAACAAAAAGCTTCAGGGTATATATTTAGCTCAATCGGACTTCGGTACATTTGTGGAGCAGACACAGCTTGACATACAAGCCACATCAACTTATGTGGACCTGAAGTTTGACAATACTCAGGCAATAATAGGTGCCACGGAAGAAAGGCTTGGCAGCAGTATTCAAGAGCTGACCGACTCGATGGACGATAAAATTGACGATGTGAACGGAAAAATCGATGGTGTTAACGATGCCATTGAAGATACCAACGAAGCAATAGATACCGTTAACACTCGTATTGATGAAACCAATGAAGCGATCGGTACTGTTAATACCCGTATTGATGAGACGAACGAGAAGATAACCGCCGTTGAAGATGCCATTGACGACACAAACACACGAATAGACGGTGTCAATTCCGCTATTGCCTCTACAAATGAGGAAATACGAGGTGTCAACAGCAAGCTTGATGCAACCAACAGCAATATAGATAATCTTACAGAAGCCATTGAGGACACCAATACCAATATTGACATTCTTATAGAAGCCAAGGACCTTAATGCAGAGGATGTGGAGAAGCTTAACGGTGCTATATCCAAAATTAACGGCTCTATAGATGAAATCAACACCACCGTTGAGAACATTGAAACAGATGTCGAAACCATTGACGGACACGTTAACGAGGTAGACAACCAAGTAGTTGGTGTCAACGGTTCGGTGGCAAACGTGCAGAACTTAACAACATCGCTTAATGATTCGGTTAACAATACGGAAGAGGCGGTAAAGGATGCCAACACTAAGGTGGACGAAACAAATCAGGCTATAGAAGACCTTAAAGATGCCGCCAAGAAAGCATCTGAGTCAGTGGAAGATATCAACAAGACTATAGAGGAGTTAAATAAGGAAATAGAGTATTTCAAGAGCCTCGAAATCATAGAGGTGGACTCCCATATTCATTTTGGTCTCCTATATTATGATGACGATGAGATACCCGTATATGGTATAGAGATTGGGCAGACAAATTATGTTAACGGCGTTGAGGAGTTCGAAAAGTATACCCGATTTACTGCGGACAGAGTTTCCTTTTATGACCAAAACAACAACGAGGTAGCCTATATCAGCGACTACAAGCTGTATATCGCAAATGTAGAAATAATAGAAACCCTAAAAATGGGTGGCTTCGTTGACACGGTGCAGCCAAACGGAGACATAGTAACAAGATGGGTAGGAAGGAGCTAACTTATGATTATTAGAGGATCAGGCGGAATATACGGTACCACAAGTAACACCTTTATCACGCCGTTTATTGAGTATGATTATGAGACCGATGATGCTACGAACTACACCAATCTCACGGCGACTCTTTACTATGGTAGAACCGACAAATATAAGACCTATGGCACTGGTACATTCACTCTTAATATTAACGGCAACAGCACCGTAGAGACGAAGTATATCGAAATAATGGAAGTACCCGTGGGAGCAATTACTGTCACGGAGAGGATAAAGCACAACGATGACGGAACTAAGACAGTTTACATCGCAGGAGCAGGTACTATCCCCGGCACTTCACTTGAAAGAACGAATATTTCGGGAAGCGTTACTCTTCCTACTGTACCGAGAGCATCTACCATATACTCGGCATCGAATGTAAACTTCGGAGAGCCTTGTGGGGTAAGATGGAAGCCTCTTTCAAAGAACCTTTACTATAGGCTGAAGTTCAGCATGGGTTCGTTTTCGGTCACATCGGGGGTGATTCATCCGGGCACAACAAGCCTCTACTTTTATGATGGCACTATTATTCCCTTATTGGCGGCAGAGCAGATACCCAATAGTATGACGGGAACGATGACAGCAACACTCTATACCTATTCGGATAGTGCAGGCACCGTGCAAGTTGGCGATGGGGACTCAAAGACATTCTATGTGAACGTTCCATTTAACGAGGATACCGCGCCTTATGTTACCGATATTGCTCTCACCCCTGAGCATTCTCTCGGAAGTACATTCGCAGGCTTGTATATCCAAGGTCATAGCAAGGTCAAGGTTACTTCCTCGGAGAAGGGACAACTTGGAGCAACCGTGGTATGGAAGAATATAACGGTTGAGGGCAAGGAGTACGGAAGCGGAAGCAACTATACCTCTGACTATCTATCGACCTACGGCACCGTCAACGTTAAGCTAACGCTTAAGGACTCAAGAGGCATCACCAATACCATGACCCGTTCTATCACGGTCATTCCATACACAAAGCCAAGGGTTGTACCGAGAAACGGCGAGACGAGCGTCGTGTGTGGAAGGTGTGATGAAAGCGGAAACCTTACTCACTCAGGTACATCTCTTCGCATCAGAGCGAGAAGGAACTTCAGCCCTTGCCTTGCAGACGGTGTGCAGAAGAACTTCTGCGGTCTTAGATTCCGTTATAAGGAGACATCCGATAGCGATTTTTCGGAATGGCAGAGCCTGATCTCTGCAACCGACACCACCATGGAAGAGATAGATATCATCGTGCTTAAAGGTGCATTGTCAAAGACTACAACCTATGTTGTGCAGGTAGACGCCGTTGACAGTATACCGAACCACACCTATGTACAATTCGATATTCCCTCGGAAGAGGTATATCTCCACAAGGCAGGCAGCATAGGATCACTCGGAATTGGTGAGTTTGTAGAGGATGCGAACATCATTTCCATTGCAAAGAGCAAGCCTATACGAGTAAAGAGTAATATAAACGGCGTGAGGATGTACAACAAGTCGGTGTCGGGAACGAAAGACCTTGACATAAAGACAAAGTACGCCGACTTCACGGGAACGGGCAACGAGAGGCAGAGCTTCTTCGTCTTCGGTGAAGCCAACGGCAAGATCGTATACGGAGTGGCGAGGGTAGCGAACAACGGCACGACTCTGTGGGGAGGAACGGAAGGCGTTACCTTGACCACAAAGACGGGAGGAGTGCTGACCGTAGTGCTTCCCACGGTAGCTTACGATGTATTCACTATTATCTCAGGAAGAGATTTTTCAGTATAAAACAGGAGGAAATAAAATATGGCGCTTTACCAAGTAAGACCGGGCGACACCCTTTGGGCAATTGCCAAGGATACCGGCACAACCGTAGATGAATTGGCGAAATCAAATAACATTTCGAACCCTAACAAAATTAATGTAGGGCAAATGCTCACGTTGGGTGCGAAAACAGCAGCAACCATAGCCGCAAAAAATAACAATAACACCACCACGGGGAAGAATAATACTCCCGTAGCTGCACCTACGTTGAAGCCTCTGCCTACAAACCCCACATATGAAAGCATATCGTGGGACGATACGGAAAAGGGCAAGGGAGCATGGGGTGATTACACCACGGCAAAGGATGCCGTTGCAAACCTTGGAGACTTCAGCTACGGCAACCAACAGCAGTACAATGACATTATACAGAGTATCCTCAACAGAGATAAGTTCTCCTATGATCTCAACGCTGATGCGCTCTATCAGCAGTACAAAGATAAGTACATTCAGCAGGGTAAGCTTGCAATGGGTGATGCCATAGGTCAGGCTTCTGCTATGACGGGAGGCTACGGCAACTCCTATGCACAGAGCGTTGGTCAGCAGATGTATCAGAAGGAATTGCAGAACCTCAACGACATCGTTCCCGAACTGTATCAGATGGCTCTTGACAAGTACAAGATGGAAGGACAGGAGCTTTACAATCAGTACGGAATGCTTTCCGATGATTATAACCGTGAATACGGTATGTATACGGACCAATACGGCAGACTTATGGATGCACTCGGCATTGCAAGGGGCGATTACTATGACGGTGCCGATATGCACTACACCGAGCAGAATAACAAGAATAATGTGGCAGGTATGGAATTCGATGATGCTATGTCCATATGGAATGCTGAAAACACCACCGCTTGGAACGAGGCTGAGTGGAACCGAGATCAAACGTGGCGCGATGAGGACATCACTTATAGAGATAGCCGAGACAAGGTCGAGGATGAGCGGTATGATGCTGCGTATGGCAATAAGACCTCAGGCGGCTCTACGGGAGGTTCATCAGGCGGCGGTTCTTCTTCGGGAGGATCGAGCGGCGGCTCAGGTAGCGGCACAGGTTCGGGCAATGGTGGAAGTAAGCCTACAACGCAGACAACAACATCGGTACCCGATAGCATCAAGCAAAAGGCGGCAAGCTTTACGAGCAATGATGCCCTTGATGACTACCTCACAAAGCAGTATCAGGCAGGAAAAATCACCGAGGAGCAGATGGGCGAGTTGTATTTGGAGAATGAAATATCCTCTCTTACAAAGAGAAATTGGACATTGGTCGATGATGGCGGTGTGAATTGGCTTTGGGGAGTTGATAACAACGCTGTTGTAAAGGATCAGTACGGAAACAGTTTCAAACTCGACAAGCTTGTAGATGCTTTGGTCAGCGAGGGAATGTCAAAGAGCGAAGCAAAATCGTATGTAAAGAAACTTCAGAGCAGACTCGGTGCATAAGGAGGTAATAACCTATGGCAACAGCAAGAGAAATTGCTGAAAAAATGAGAAAGAAAAAAGAGGAAGAGGGCAAGACCTCAAAGAGTGCGAGAGAAGTCGCAGAGAAGATAAAAAGGTATAACTCTCTTTCTACTGACAATGTAGATCAAAAGTATATTGATACATTCGTAAACGATGCTAACACATTCCTCACCACCGCAGAGAAAGACTTCGGTGGTTTGGGATGGGCGAATGCTTCGTCCTCCTACGACAGCAGAAATTCCTCTTGGGAAGACCTTAGAACAAGAGCGGATACCATTGGCGCGTGGCTCTACAAAAACAGAGAGGGCATAAATGGCGAGGCATACAAGAGCCTTAATAGTTATCTTGACGATTTTCACAGCGGCGGTTCATCTGTTCTCAACTCCTTCAAGAGTGCAGCAGATTACTACTCTCAGTGGGCAACCGAGGACGAGTACAATAGGTGGTATGCACCTATCAAGAGAGCTGAGGAGCTTGAATCGGTTCTTGGTGCAAAGGACTTTGAGGAATACTCACAGATAGGTGCAGGGGTGGCAAATCCTGATTGGGACAGCGCACACGCACCGTTTGAGATATTCGGTTGGCAGCCTTTTGGCGACGGAGAGGATATCGTTAATATGGTCAGCTTTGCCGAAGCCAACAGAGACAAAGGTCTTAAGGGATCGGCACAGGCTATGCAGGGCGGCGGTAGTGCAAGTCAATACACCGAACTTATTAACCTCATCAACGAGCATATGAAAGATGATGAGAAGCGCATATACAATTACTATGTCGGCAAGGGCGATACCGAGAAGGCAAACGAATACCTTACATATATTACCGACGTTCTCAGGCAGAGACAAGGCGGCAAGATAGCCGAGCAGGGAAATAACAATCTGTCAGAGCTTGCGGTATCCTTCTTTTCGGGAGCGCAAGGGGGATTCCAAGGTATCGAGAACTTTGTGCGCGGAATATCAGGTGCTGATGGAACAGACGTCTCTGCGCTTCAGTATGCGAATACTGAAATGCGGAAGGACAACACAGGCGTGTGGATGGCAGCAAACGACCTTGCAAACTCCGTGGGTAATATGACACCTGCATTGATGGCAGGTGGTTTTACCACTGCGATTGCAGGACCGGGGGCAGGAAAAGTAGTCGGTGCTGCTGTAACGGGTATTTCGTCTTCAGGTAACTCTTACGCAGAGATGATCAGAGAAGGCTACGGCGTTGACCAAGCGAGAAAGTATGGCTTAATGGTCGGTACGGCTGAGGGCGGACTGTCTTATTTGTTTAGTGGTATCAGCGCTCTTGGAGGTAAGGTTACGGGCAACGTCATAAGCAAGGTTGTTGATGGCGTAGATAACGGAATCGCACGTTTCTTCGTGGATTTTGCTATCAACTCAAGCTCCGAGGCACTTGAAGAAGGCGCTCAGGCTGTTCTTGAACCTATATTCAAAATGGTATCAACAGGCGAGGACTTTGAGGGCATAGATTGGTCCGAGGTGGCTTACTCGTCTTTGCTTGGAGCATTGTCCGCAGGACTCCTTGAGGGCGTTCCTAATGCAGCAAAAACCGGGTATGGCAGCATAGTTGCCAATTCTCAATATAGCGGTAATCAAGACAAGACAATTAATGTTTTCGGAAAGACCTTCGAGAACAACCAAACCAAAGAAGGCAAGCTTGCATATAAGAAAGAGCTTCAGCAGGAGCTTGTGAATGAGGCGCTTGCAATCGATCCCGAAAACGCCCATGCTCAGAGGATGAAGGCTAAGCTCGACAGCGGAAAAACATTGTCGGGTTATCAGATAAAGCAACTCATTGATACCAACGAGCAGAACCTTTGGAATCAAGACATAGACAAGATAAAGTCCGGGGCAGAAACAAGATTCTCCGAGCTTGGTGAAGAAGGAGATATCGGCAAACTCTCCGATATCATTGCGAAGAAGAATTCGGGTGAGAATCTTAGCATAGTAGAGAAGTTAGCTCTTAAAAATAGTACCTACGGTGAGAGAGTGGCGAACGAGTCCGACCCTGACAAAATTGAGGAGGGACAGCATTCAAGTGCTTGGGCAGAAAAGCTCGACACAGAGCGCATCAATGTAAAGGCGTACAGCAAGGGGATTGACCCTGATGCGCAGGATACAACTCCTTATAAGAAGACGACTGTCGCAGTAGCCGAGCCTCCCGAGGAAGAAGAAAAGGTTCCCCTGACCGAGAATCCTACCGCAAAAGAAATCGCGACAGAGGGCAAATTTGACGTATCAGAGAGCGGTTCTAATGTCGAGGCTGATAATAACTCGGCTGATACTCTTGCCGAAGCTTCCAAAAAATACGGAGCGCAGGCTCAGGCAATGATACATACCTATACAGAAGGTCAGGACGTGGCTAAGTATGACAGAGGCTACAGCGCGGCTTATGATATGGGCAGAAGCGGAGTAGCACTTTCCTATGTTATGAACAGCGACTCTACCGCATACCTTACCGAACAGCAAAGAGAGCTTGCTTATGAGGCAGGAGCTGCGGCAGCCGACACAGCCGCGAAGGAGCAGGATGCCAAGAATAAGAAAGCTGTCAACGGAAAGACCGGGCGTAAGATAGGCACCGTCAAGGGAGAGGGCGTTACAATCTCTGACCTTAAAAAGACCTTCAATGACACTCAGAACAAAGCATATAAGATACTCACCACCTTTGCAGAAGCTACGGGAGTTGACATTGTGCTTTATAAATCCGAGGCAAACGCTGACGGAGATTTTGAGGGCGCTCAGGGCAAATTTGATTGGTCCGATGACAAGCTCCGCATTGACATCAATGCAGGACTTAAAAACATAAAGAGTGTAGATGACCTTGCAAAATACGCTATGGTTCGAACTTTTTCCCATGAATTTACACATTTTATTGAAAAATGGAATCCAATTTGGTATAATGAGTTCAGAAAAGCCGTATTTGCAGAACTTACCGTGCGCGGAGAGAACGTTCACGATCTGATTGAAACGAAAATGTCGCAGAATAAGGGAATGACCTATGAAAAGGCGAGCCGCGAGGTAGTAGCCGAGGCTATGACCGACATTCTCCCTGACTCACACTTTGTTGAAACCCTTGCAACCAATCACAAAAATATCTTTGAGAAGCTTCTTGCAAAGCTCAAAGAGTTCTTAAGTGATCTCAAGGCATACTTCAATACTATCGGTCATAACCGTTCAAGAGAAGCAAATGCCCTCAAGAAGCAGGTTGGGGATGCTGTGCATTATGTGGAAAGCATTGTGGAACTCTTTGACAAGGTAGCTGTAGAGGCTGTGGAAAACTATCAAAAGACGGTTGCCATTGATGAAGTTGTAGAAAATCCTGCAAAGACTCAAAGTACAGAGTCAATAAAAGCTGAGAAAAATGCAACTAAGGGTAAGAACGCCGAGAAAACACTCTTTGAGAAGTACGACGAAGCAAAGCAGAAATATCCTAACAGTATTGTGCTTTATCGTGTAGGAGATTTCTTTGAGGTTCTTGGCGATGATGCAAAAGCTGTTGCTGAATGGGCAGACCTGACAATGACGAGTAGAAACGATCCTAACACAGGGCGCGTTCCTATGGTTGGTTTCCCCTTCCATAAGTTAGAGGCTTATGTAAAGAAAATCAGAAGACATCAGGACGTTACTGTCGTGCAGGAAGAGGACGGCGTTATAAAGGAATATCCTAAGGCTCCGTTGGAATCTTCAAAGCCGAAAGCAACCGTTTCCGAAGGCGCCCTCGAATATGCCGACGATTATGATAGACTCAAAAATGCAATAAGCAATGTTACTCGCTACGAAATAGGCGGATTCTTATTCCGCATATATAAGAACGGCGACACTTGGCAGGGACACTTAGACCAAGTAATTCAATCTGAGGGTGGTTATCCTGTTTCCGATGCAAGTGGACTGCACTATAAGAGTGAAATTTTCAATGATCGCGCGAAAGCGGTTGAGGACCTTATCGCTGTTGCGAGAAATAATAAGCTGCTTGGAGAAGCCACAACGGAACCTCAAATAACAAATAATACTGACGGAGGTATTACAAATGGAACAGAACGGGAAGAACAAACAGCCGAAGCTGACCGTGGAAGACCAAACAAAGCGGATGCAGGAGGCAATGAGAGAACACTATCACAAACTGAAGACGGACGAGGAGTATCGCAAGAGAGCGGAGGAGAACGACAAGACATTGGGCAAGATGTTCATCTTCGGGGCGGACAACGAGAGTTAAATCAAACAGAAAAACGTTTCTCGGAAGATTCGTTCATTACTCCAAGAGAGGGATCGGTAGAAGCCGAAGAATATGCTAAGCTTGCCGAGTACGGCATTGAAGGATATGTAGTTAAGAAATCTGCGTGGGATAGAGATGTCCAAGCGTTTGCAAACAATGGAATAATATATATGCGAGAGGACCTTGATGAGAAATTTAGGGGCGCTGTAGTCCCTCACGAGGCAACGCATATTATGAAGCATCTTAAATATCAGCCTTATTTAGATTTCATTGACCGTACTCCCTATATGCTTAATATGTCTTCAGAAGCTGCACAAGCTATCCTTAAAGCACCTGCAAAGCATTATAATATCGATCTACTCGATGCTAACAAAAAGCAGCTTACAAGAATTTACGATGAAATTAATGCTACAGTATTTGGTAGTTATGCCCGTGGAGATATTGTCGGAGATCTTCTGACGAAGGTAAATGAAGCTTTTAATAACTTTGATGAGTATATCAAAGAGCTTTCGGCAATACACGAGAAATTCAAGGCGGAGAGAAAAAAGGAGGTAACACCTAATGTCGAACATGTTGATAACGGAAGCACAGTAC